ATTATAGCCATTGGAACAAATGGAATTTAATTGTAATCCTGTAATATTTACATAATCAGAATTAATCTGCATGGCATCATTGTTAGTTACCTTTAATCTATAATACGGCGAAGCGTCTGACCAATAGCCAGGATGAATAGATGATCCTGATGTTGAAATTGTTAGAGTATTTGTCCCTGTGAGAGTAATCCCCGTAATATTTACCGCCGTCGTATCGGCAGATGCCCATGTTCCGCTTATCGTGATTGTTACAGGGCCAGCAGGAACGGGGTGATTAGCTATTAAATCTGCAATAGCCCCTTGAAGCGTGGTAAAATCTCCACCCGAAGGCATAACAGTATAATTCGGATAAGCCGCCCACGCCCCACTCGCCCACAACATCAATGCTAAGAATAAAAGTAGTTTTTTCATATCCCACCTATTGGAAATTAAGGGTTGCACAACAATCATAATTAGTTCCGTCATACATACAGCTTATCCAGTCCCAAGCATTAGCCGTCGTGGTAAGCGTCGGGGCCGCGTTCCCGCACCAGTGGAGGTTCGCAATATTCACGGTGCTGGGCAATGGCCTGCTCCCCGTCGCGTCTTGTTTGATCTTCAAACGTACTATTGTCGGACTTGACGGTGCCGTCCAACTCATATACGCCCCGGTCGAAGTACCTATTCCTACATTCTGAATATTTCCTGTAAGATAATTAATTGTCGCTGTCCCTATCCCAATATTGGAATTATTATAGACACTACCAAAACCAAAGAGATTGTTTACTCTAACTGAACCATTAACGTCCAGTTTTTGCCCTGGATTTGTAGAACCTATGCCGACATTGCCATTCGTAATCGTCATAGTCGGTGTAGCATGTTGGTCAACATAGAAATTAATATTGCCCGCTGGAGTTCCCGCAGTAACCTGACCTGTTCCTATATCTGTCTCTGCGTCCGTATTGTAAATTGATAGGGCGTTGGGATTAGCGAAGTTAATATTCGTTACTCCACGATTAACTGCTGTGCCAGAACCGTTCATATAAATCTGACTGTAATGAGTCGTATTAGTCATGTTGTCGCCACCTACAACCAAACCTCCTTGACCATTGGAATTTAAGTCCTGAACTATAACCTGGCCGTAATTCTGTGACCCTGACGTTCCTACAAATGAACCCCACGTAGAAGGATAGCTTGCAAGGCTCAATGGAGTTCCTACAAACATTCCTGCGCTTGCCCCTAATATTCTTACTGTACCTACCACATCAAGAGCTTGTCCTGGATTCGATGAGCCTATGCCTACGTTGCCGCTGACCAATAAAGATGTAAGCGTTCCCGTTGATGTGATGTTTGGCTGTGCGGCTGTTGTTACTGTTCCGGCGGTTGTGGCTGAAGTTGCGCTCGTAGCCGTTGCCGCATTACCTGCCCATGTACCAGCTGTGCTGATCACTAGATGACTTCCAGATGTTCCTGAACCACTTAAAGGGCTGTCTGCGGTTACGGCGGTCAAATAACTCCCTGTGGCCTGTTTCCCCGATAGCCCCGTATCAACGTAGGCTGTTGTAGCTAATTTCGTTGAGCCGTCTGCCTGTGATTGCGTTGTGGCTGTTGTTCCGTTTGGAAGTGCTGGCGTTCCTGATAGATTAGACGCTGTCCCTGAAATATTACCATTGATAGTTTGAGTAAACGTCTTTGTCCCTCTGATTGTCTGGGCAGTACTAAGCAAGTCTAAATCAGTCCAGTTGCCAACAATATTAGGATAGATCGTCGTTAAGTCAGTAAAGTTTACTCCGAGGTTGCTCCCTACTGTACCACTACCAATTAGCGAAATATCGTGAGATACCCCAGTTAAAAATCCCTGTAAATTAACCCATGCTTGCGTAGCATATCCTGATAATGCCGTTGATATTGAACTGGCTACTTGTGATAACGTCTGAAATGAAGAAGGATTGCTTGCGGGATAAAAAGAAGTCCAATTAACGCCTGTACCATTCGTGATGGTTAAATTTCCCCAAGGGATAGTCGATGATGTTAAATATCCCATGCCTGTCCAGGGCGTCCCGGTCACATAACCAACACCCGCGACAGCCGCAAGCGTGGTATAGCTGTTAGGATTAGATGCCGGATAATAATAAGATGCCACCTGACCGTTAAGCTCTGCTGAGTTTGCCGCCGTACCGCCAACAGGAAGGTAAACACCAGAAGGGTTCCCCCATCCATAAGCAGTTTGACCGTTATTAATTCTTGAATCATTACCTTGCGCGATAGTTCCCGAAGCTGTCCCGAAATTAGATGCCCAATTGCCCCATCCGTAGGCGGTGTTCCAGTTCCCTGAATTGTTTGTAAAGCAAGATCCCCATGCAGACACGCCCATAGTCACCACTCCAGAACAGGAAGGATAGGGGATGCCCCCCCCGCCGCCCCCCGCCATCTGATCGATAGTAGCAAGGGCCGTCTGGACATCGGTGTCAGTTGAGTTGAGGTTCTTAGTAAAGTTTGACGCATTAACGGTTATATCCTGAGCGGGCGTGTGCATATTGGCAAAAGCCACGCAAGACGGAAGCAAAAATACCATTGAAAGAAGAATCAGTTTTTTCATATCCAGATACTCCCATAGACCACATCGCCAAGGTCAACGCCCTCTGACAATGTGATATAAAGACCGCCCGTGATCGAGAAATCACCGGTCATGGCGTTTTGCATTGTTCCGTTAACCCCTACAACGGCAGAAGGCGCGTCATTAAGGAATATCGGCCCAAATACTGTTTGACCATGAACCGTTGCCGTAAATGTAAAGTTTTGCATTTTCATTGCGTTGCCAATCCAAAGAATTTGTCACCAGCATTGAGTCCCGCGCTCATGGTGATTAGTGCTCCATTGACTGTATAATCACCCTCACCAACGGCCTGAATTGTCCCGTTTACAGCCACATAAATAATTGCCGTAGGAATAAATCCAATATTAAAGATCGTCTGGCCTTGCGTGGCGGTAAAGAAGAATGTCCGATAATTAAGCACTGAAGGGTTAAGATTCTGGCTCATGGCCTGAAAGAATCCCGCGAGCTTGTCACCTGCTGATAATACGGCATTCACCGTCAAGACATTCCCGCTTATCGTATAATCACCATTCAACTCATCTTGCATCGTGCCATTAATATTTAGAGAAAATAGGCCGGTCAATATCGGATAGGCCGGCAAAGTAAAAACAGTCTGCCCACCCGTGGCGATTAATGAGAAGTTCTGGAAGTTAGGGAATATCGGGAAGGCTGACTTGACCTTGATGATATTGTCCCTCTTTATAATAACGATTCCTTCATTAGCCATATCTCACCATGCCTTTATCTTAAATTGGTTTTGCGCTCCGATTAGACGTTCTACAAGACCCACCGCATTAGTAACTTTTACGCCGTAATCATAAACACCGGGAATCAAAGTTGAGGAGATAGAATTAGGAATATAAATGTTAATCTTTCCCTCCGGCCCATCAAGAATGATGTTACCGTTAGCGGTTGACACATCTACAATGATATTACCCGACGGAGTAAATATCCCGTTACCCACTTGCATTTCAACCGCATAACCAGAAAGATCAAGTGAATAGTCTACCCCGCAGACTTCAAACTCATATAAAATCGGTAAGTAGAAATCCTCACCAATATGCATTTCAAAAGGGATAATCTCCATGCGTTGCCCCTTCCAGTGATTAACTGCCTAATGCCGCTAACTGTGTCCTTAACGTGGCCGCCTGTGCTTCCCATGATGCCATCCGTGCAGTGTCCCCTGTCCTGATCGCCCGTATTGATTTGCTGTCAATATCGGCCAATTCTGCCAAGATTTGCGCCTTTTGTTGAGCTACCGTCAATGGGATAGTGTCAAGCACGATTGCATTTAAGGCTGCCTGACTTGCCACCTCAACAAAGGTTATCCCAGTGTCCGGGTCTGGATGATTTCCTACTGGCAATTCGTATTTTGAAATCTTTAAACCGTTTTGAACGTAATAACCAAATCCTGTTAAAATATTCAATGTGCCCTCCTTGTTAAGATCCTGATGGTAGCCAGAAAGCAGTATTACTTGTAGTGAATCCGGAAGTAATTATATAATAATCTCCTTTTTTTACTGAACAAACGAATCCCGCATAATTTATATCAGCGGTTCCTACATGTTGCTTTACACTGCTTGGACTAGAAGATGAATCCGTTGAAATAGAAGCATATTGAACTCCATTTCCACCAGAAATGCCCCAAAAATGAACCTCCCCATCTGTTGACGCTTGATATACGGTCCCTGTTGAAATAATTGTCCACGCCCCAAACTGATTCCCGCTAAGATTGAAATTAACACCGGGATTTATTGCAACTATCCAATAAGTTGTATTCGTGGGAATGAAACCAGAAATGCCAGCACCGGCCCCATCGTTGATGCATTGATAGATAATGCCGTTATATTGGCAAATGGAATAGTTAAAATATGTCGTCGCTGCATCGTATTCGGGGATGCCCATTTGGAAAATGTAACCGAGCATGTATCCAACCACGTATTCTATACAATTGAAATCTTCCAAGAAGGGCCTATTGTTTGCTACGGTTTCTGCCGCGAAGCCACGAAGCCATGCCGCCCCCGCTTGCAGAGTTGCGATCACATTTGTATAAACCGGACTCCCTGTTGCTGGTGTGCCGAATTCACATATTTCACTAGCAGCGTTGACAGTATTCCCAAATGGAATGTACTTTTGACGAGTTAATTTTGTTGCCATTTTATTTTCCTTTCATATAATTATAATTGTGTCACTGATACAGCCACGCCGCAACTATGCGGTAAAATATTTAAAAAATTAGCGATTGTCATAACCACATAATACGGTTCCTTAACTGAATAATTGATCTGCATAATCGACGGTTGAACCCCGCCACCCTGCACCGTTCTCATCACGTAGTTGGCATCAACGTGAGTATTTGTTCTATTAAACCCGACGCTGGCTGGCGTTCCATTTGCTCTTGTAAAATTAAAGAAGGTCTTTCCATTGTCCGGGGAAATAATATCTATATCCCCTTCAAAGTAACTCCATAATGCTTTCTTTAATTGAGAAAAACTCGAATAACAGTTATTGTAAATAATCTTTATTTTTATCAAATTCAATAATTCAAAGTCAGTGCAGGTATAAGTATTTTGTACCTGTGCTCTTAAAATATTATCAGCATCGCTAGGAGTTGTTGCCCGGTTAAATCCTGTACTCGCCGGATTAGGTAAAGTTGCTCTGGTAAAATTAAAATACGTTGCCCACGGATTAATGCCAAATATATTCCTGGGCACTCCCACGATCTTTCCGATGATGGTCAACTGCGCCCCTACTGCCGTATCAAGATTAAAAGACGTCGGGAACTCAAAGAATAGACCATCACACAAAGACTGATTAGCCACCATTTGAATCGTAGCATACGCTTTTGGCATACCTCGGTACTGGTAGATTAATAAATCCGAGTAAAAATTCTGTAGCGCTGTAAGTTTTTCTGGTGTCATTTTACGTATTCGTAATTAAAATATTACCCGTTAAAAGTACAAAATAATTTATAACCGCACTTGGTTTTACTGAATCAGTATAGCTTCCCGCGCTTATTGAAACCCCTGCGAAAGTTACTAAGAGGTCAGAACTATACGCCCTGACAAGTGCTGTGATCGATGTAATGTCTGCTACCTCATTAATTCCGAGGGTATAATTGTCTAGTAGATAACTTTGGATTGCCGCGTTATTAATTGCGCTGCCTGATAAAGATTCGATATTCAATGAGATTTGCAATACTTGTTGTTGGGCAATGTCAAAATATACCGGATAAAGAGAGCCATCAACCGGCTGGACAATATCAACTTCGGTGCTCCCCTTCATTCCGCAGCAATCGACATAATTATAAATCATATTGGCTATCTCTTGCGCAGTACCACCTTCCACAATAACCCAGATTGAATGAGCGCCTAGACCAATACTGTTTGACACGCCGGTGTTATTCTCATAAACCACGGCTTGCTCAACACCTACGATATTATTGAGGGCAGTATAGAGAGCTTGGGCTTTATGGGTAGACAATCCTGCAGTAGATTGCTGCCGTCGCAGTCTAAACTGCGCGTCCGTCTCTTGGTCTGCCCCATAGTTGTAAGGGGTACTTGGATTATTCACGGCCAATACTCCGGTCTGGGGCGTAACAATGGCCGTCACCGTATTCTGCACGATCTGGACAAAACCCATATTTGCAGCTTGGAAATTTAGCGTACTGGTTCCGCTTCCGATGGTTACGGTAGTAATTAAATAAAGCTGATTTCCATTCCCATCTTCGATGGTGAAAGGAGTTGACGCGCTCTGATCGTTGCCGTTAAGCGTTACGGACTGATTCGTAGTAACTACCACCTGCGTCTGGGTATACGTGCCACCCTTGCGCGTAATGCCGTTGTACTGCGCCACCCCATCCAAAGCCTGACCAACTGCCAAGTCAGGGTTAAAGGCGTTATAGATGCCTACCCCGAATTGCAGCATGTCCTCTTTGGATAATGCCATCAGATTGACTATCTGACCGTCTGGGGAATTTGAATCAAGGTTAATATCACTTCCATAAATTGTTATCCATCCCGGTGTACTGTCTGTCCCATTGGTGATATCGTTTAGGATTTCAGTATATGTTTGGATCGTTATTCCGTTTGCGTCTATCGTGTTTTGTCCCATTTTATGCACCCGTTGGGTTAATGATATTTTCCAATTTCTGAGAAAAATTACTGGTGAACTTGGTATTAATGTTAAAACTCAAAGACAGCACTCTATTTTTAAAAGATGCCGAAAGGCTATTGATCCTCAGTACCCCGTAAGATTGCAGTATTCTCGTACGCACATTCAGCTGTATCTGCGTGGCTGTATTGCTCTTGCCTAGGAGAGTAATCCAGTCAATACCTGCCTTCATATCCCACGGGCAATTTCCGAGAAAGCTGAGAAGCCTGGTCTGAATGTTCAAGGCTACCGCTTTCTGCCCGGACAAGAAATCACTCTTGCCATGTCCCATATTCCAGTCCCCGTTAGAATCCAAAGATCTTATTATCATGCCGAATTAACCCCCGCGTTACTTGCTATAATTATTGCCCCACATCCAGCCACCGCCCCGGATGTAACTATCTTTTTTCCTTGCACATGGCCTACCATCGTGATCGCCGTTACTGGGGTTGTTCCGTGGTACGGAATTGGGCACGAATGTAAACACAGATCTACACAAATTGCCGTACCCCTTAACTTAACGGTACCATCCTGATTACTGGTTATCAGGACTCCCCCATGTGAACTGCCATCCCCTAAAACCGCTATCGGTTGTGCGCTCATATTAAGTTTATGCTAGTCCCGGTTATAGTAATGTTGCCCAATGGATCAATCGTTAATGATCCTGACCCGAAAGCCAGCTTCAATCCATTGAAAAAAGGAATCGGATTATTCTGAGGTCTTACCCCTATAAATACTAAAGCGTCATTCAGATCGTGGACTCTGGTACTATTCGGAGCCGAGTTAGGGCTTCCCGTGGTCCACCAGGTATCAATATCCCGATCATTAAAGAGTATGACGCATTTATCGCCCTGGGCCGGGGTAATTGTCAAATAACCCGATCCACCCGAAAGGATCATCAAAGGGCATTTCACTAATAGCGGGTACGGCACTTTCTTATCTGTGGCCTGATCATTGCTTGGAGCACCTACCGGAACAGCCCCGTAGATTGTCCTCAGGTAGTTTACCTTGACATTGACCGTCTGATCTGCGCTATCGTAGGAATCAACTGATCCAATCGCAATACAGTTGATCTCGCGCTTAATGTCATCCTTGCGGTCAAAAATGTAAGAGGCCATGTCTTGTGGTACGAATTTAGCGTTATTTCCCATTTATGAAACCTTTGGTAGTCCTTTGTTAATGATCTGCTTCCATTTGCCCGGCGGTATTAAAAGGAATAATTTAGTGACGCATTTCCCGTTTACCGCTCCCGATATAATCCCACGGTGTTCTAATCCCATGACCTTATAAACCCCGTTATAAACCGTGTACGAGCTTTTTAACTGAATCTGCTGTCCGATATTGATATTTGGCTCAAATAGAATGTCTACAGTTAGCCAAGATTCGGCTTTCTTGGGTGTTGACAAGAGGCCGGTTGATGAATCTATAATCGTAATCCCACCCACAAAGTATTCACTCGGACTTAAAACATGGATCAGTCCATTATCAATAAAAGCGTTTTTCCCTGTTTCTTGCTGCAAAAGTGACCATGTGGGACCAAACAATGTCCGCCCCCTTGCGTAACTTCCTGACACGGGAGAGATATACCCAACTCCCAGGTTTGAATCAGTGCCAGTCAAAGTATTAACTAAATTATTTACTATCGCCTGCTTCGGTCGATTCCCCTGCAATGTCGTGTTTGAGAAGGCCGTCACCATTGTAAACATGTCATTGCCCATGATCTCTGTGATGTAATCCACACGCCCGGATTCTCGCCATGAATAAGCCTGGTAACACTTGCCTTTAAATATAAAAGGAAGGTTTGAATCTCCATACCCTGCTGCTAATGTCAAAGAACGATTTGTATTCCAATCGTACCGGTCCCTATAAATTGCCTGCCGTGTGTCAGGGTTCAAGTTGTATACCCTGAATGTTCCAGTGTTTGTTGAGCTGTAGGGATACCTTACAATATTGAATTCTAGCGTCAGAGGATAATTGATCTGCTGAATTTGTCCATCCTGACGTTGAATACATAATTGATAATTGCGTCCCCATTTAACTGACATTATTTCAATTCCCCCAGGGAATAAATCCTGGCGTTAATGCGTTATAACCGGGATCTAGCCTTGATTCGACCTCAGTGATATCATCAGCATCTAATAAATAAAGAGATGCCCTTCTTGTACTAAAATCATTTATAAATAAATTCTCGTACCCGTCGGTGGTATCAACTCCCAAACTGAACGGTATAACTCTGTTAAAAGCACGCAGAATATTTGGATTAACAACTAAACGCATATTGTTTATTACAAACGTGCCATAAGTTAATCCAAAGAACCATCCTTGATTGTCGTCCATGTAGGTCAAATAAAAGTCAGATATGATCGTATTGTCTGGCAATATCAAATTCATTTTCTGGCTTGGTTGTGCTGTTATGTTATCAATAAGTGTCATAGCATGGGTGTTACTGGTTGCAAGGCCAATGTTTGAAACACCGGACTTGTCGTCGGAAATATATTATCCACGTTCACCGCTTCTGTGGGTGTTGTGTCTGGTACGGCTGTCACCCCGGCAGTCTGTCCCGCGTCTACCGTTGTCGCAGTCATGTCGGTAAGTCTGCCAGAAGTGGCATCTGAAACCATTGACACATTGGTACTTGTTACCTGAGATTGTGCTGGTACCGTGGTGCCCGTTGATGTCGTGTCTGCTTGCGTTGTGTCCGTACTCGTTTGTGTTCCCGATCCAGCCGTATTTGGGCTTTGAGTCGTGGGGGCAGTCGAAGTACTCACCACCTTGATCTCTTTAAAAGTCACTGTGAACCGGCTCATAAACCGGCTATCACCCGGCTGCATCGATCTAAAGTTCTCAACGACATAGTTTGTTAAAAGGCCATACGGCGTTTGGATTGTAACCAACTGACGATTATTCCTCATGTTCAAAAAGAAATTAAACGCGGTCTGCTGGTTTGTCTGGACTGTGCTTAAGTCGCTAATTAGAGAAGAAAGGCTCTGCACATTGCTTATCACGTCCGCAGCCTGAGCCGTTTCTTCTGCAATGGATGAGTAGACTTGTCCATCCTGGGCATTGAATACAGGAGAAATATCACTCAAAGCGGATAATACAGATGCAACATTCAAACTAGAAGAATCATCGGAGTTCAGAACATAATTTAATTCCCCCTGAAAACCTTTAAGCGTAAACCTTATTGGCTTTAAGGCGATATGATCCTGAATGGAATAGTTCTGCTCAACAAAGTGATCCGTTACGTCGCTATCTACAACCATCTCTTCGTCGTCGATGATATTGAAAACAAATCCAGAAACGCCCAAAGGCGCATCGTTTGGAGATACAACAAATCCATTGACCACGCTGCTAATAAGATTTGCTGTGGACTGTATTGATGATGCTAAAGATGAATTAAGATTTAAATTTATTGTGCCCATTTTAATAATTACCTAAAGGGTTCTGATCACTGGCTGTTTGCAATTTTTCCTGATACCAGTTATCGTATGCCTTCATATTGTTTTCTGCTGAATCGCCGTTTATCGTGACGTTGTTGTGCATGGTAATATCCTGACTGTTATCAGTGTTACCTTGCATTGCCCCATAAATACCGCCCCCCACGATGCCCGCTAGTGCCCCTAAAGCGAGAGGGTTGGTCAGTAATGCTGGCAAAGCTGCGATTAAAGCGCTCCCGGCAATCCATGCCATGCGCACAGCCATAACGCCCATTATGCCAGCTATTGCCCCCAAGAGAGGGTACAGAACTTGTGCTTGGTCTAAAAATTTAATCATTCCGTCTAATCCTTTAAGGATATTGCCCACAAAAGAATTCTCTAAAACCGCCCCGATATCAGTTATTAAAATGCTAAAATCATAGGTGGTCTGGTGAATCTCTTTCCAAAAGTTCTTCATTGAATCCAAACTTTTTTGTGAAGAAGTATACGACATGTCAATTGTGTCCAGTAATGGAATAACCTGGACAAGCTCCTCTGGAAGGCCGAATTTAGTCAACATCCACTTTTGTTCGGGAATCGACATACCTTTTAATTTGTCACCTATAGCGGAGAGCACAGTGAATGTATCATTGCTCTTGGTCGGATCAATTCCAAATGCCGCAAAGAAAGCGCCACCTTCACCCGTGCGCTTTAGATTCTCTATTCGGTCCTGTAAGCCATTAATGGTGCTTGCCATTAGGCCAGATGAAAGACCTGCCTTTTGCGCGGCCAGGTCCCATGCCTGCAATTCTTGGGAGGATAATCCGGTTAAGGCGTGGAAATTGTTTAATGCGAGAGAGGTCTTATTGGCGGCTTCCATGATATTCTTGATGCCGTCTAGGATACCTCCTAGGCCAGATGCGGCCACGATCGATGAAAGGTTGAGGTCACCAATATCATGGATAAAATCACGGAGCTTAGTGGTGTCAGCCTTGAATCCCAAATTTACGAGCAGCTCACCTATTTCCATTATCTCTCATCTCCGCTGTTATTTGATATGACATTGCTTCGTAATCGCCCATGAACTTCTCGTATTCCAGCGCCGTGATCACATCGTCCGTCTGCTCTTTTAACACTTCTCCTGGCTTGCATCCCCAAACCTTTGCCAGTTTTGCCTTGATCAAGGTCTGCTCTGGCGCGGTTATCTTGGTTTTTGGAATTCCTTTATTTTGCTTTCTAAAACCGAGAACGACGAAATAAGGCTTGCGAAAAAAGGGGTCAGGTTATATTCCAGCACCTCCTTTAGGACAATCAGATAATCGCGCCTATTTTTCTCGTCCTCAAAGATGTCATTATTAATGAGCTTGACCTTGTTATAGGTGGTACGGTCCAGGCAAGGCTTAAGCGCTGCTTTGATCGCCGGTGATAATTTAGCCCTGGTAAAAATATTCTTTAAGACATTAATGTGATCATCTTTACTGGTCACGTTAATGCCCTCGACTTCTTTAAGTACCGCATCCAACAAAACATCTGCTTCTTCAAACGAGGCCATCGTGATGTCCAGTTCGGCCCCTGAACTGAGGTGGATAATTTTTCCCATTATTCTATGCTCCTGGTAATGGATATGAATTTAAGATTCCATATCGTCACGGCCTGTTTTGTTTCTCCGCTCTGATTTTCCAATACTTCCGGTTGTTTCTTGAAAGAACCGCCCTGGCCTAAATAAACTATGGTCGTTACAGCATCGCCACTTCCGTCACCAATGATCTTGTCAAATTCAAGCGTCATCAAAGCGAATGTGGCAGGGTTATTATTATACGACGTCAAACGCGCGTTTAAGAACTTGTCATCCGCACACCCGGACAACAGGCGCATTTCTAACTCACCATTTAAACCTTTGGGCATATAGGCGATAATTGCATTGCCGTCCTTACCCGTTGACTGATTGGACAAATCATTTGGGAAGGTTATCTTGGCATTGTCCTCGTCGGCAAATCCCGTGATGAGGCGGCCATCTATTTTTATTGCGTCGGAACTCGTAACATTGATCATGTTTTTTGTTCTCCTTTTTATACGCCTCTTACGGCATTATATTAACAATAATAGGTACGCTATGAACCGCGCCAGCCTGTAAAGCCGCTATTTGAATAGTCGGTGAAACTCTCCCGGCCTTTATACTTGCCAACTGTTGAGCAATCGGCGCTGCGTAAATATAGAATCCGTACTGTAGAATATTGCTTAAAAAGTCGGACTGGTTGCCAAAGGTATAAGAAGATGGCCATTGTCCCGGAGCAATATACCCATTTGCTACGGCCTGCGTCATAACCAAACGATCAACGGATTTAAGAATAGAAATACCCGCATCCGTCTGAGGAATCTTTGTACCAACTTCTGCTAAAGCATCAAAACTTTCTACTTGGAGCGTCATGGCTAGCCAAATCTCGTTAGTGATCTCATCCATGTATTTATTATTTCCATTGGATATGCACCCTGGATAGCTGCCACCGAAATACCCATAACAATCAACCCCAGCGGTTTTGCATAGTGACCGGATTGCTGATGTCAAGGTGGGGTCAGGACCAATTCCTTGAAGCTGTTTCAGGTTCATCGTGATCGTGGTATTAGAGCCGTTGTAATTTGTTGACAACGCAAATGACATATACGAGGCCGCGAAAAGGCGAGCGTCTAGGGCAGAACTTCCGTAATACAATCCTCTGCCTTTATTCAAACTGGCTAACTGGACATTGAGCAGTGCGCCGGAAAGATCAGCGACTGATGCCGTCGGAAGCGCAATACATCCATTGCCCAGGGCTTGTACTGACGCTGCCAGGGCCACAAACGTGGAAGGATCGCCGTAATTAGTCGATATGATGCCATTGAAATAAGCATACGTTCTGCATCTAGCAATCGCCTGGGCCAAAGTTTCGCCCGTTAAGAATGGCGCAATATATAATACGCCACCACCGGCCAAGATATTATTCTGCTGCGCAAACACCGCTTCGGACTGCTGACATGTTTCCGTGTTGGTTCCAAAGTCTGATCCCACAGTTATGGAATCCGAGTAATTGCGGATAAGATCGCCATTAGGATTAGAAAGAAACGGGTCAGAGGTAATCAGGATCATATTGTTGACGTTATATGAGGGTAATCCAGTTGGAGTTAAACTTACCTCCACTGATACGACTTCTGATAAAGGGATGATATTTGTACTCATTTAAAATTCTCCTTTTAAGTTAAGCCTACGGGTTTAACGCTTGGGTCGAAAGTAACTTGTAAATCTTTGCTGGTATCGTCTGCCACCGTCAACTCAGTGATGAAATTCTCTAAATAATCCGCGCTCTTAATCTTACCGGCGGCCACCAGCACATTCAAAGTCCAGTCAAATCTATAATTAATCTCAGGCCCCTCTTGACCTGATGCATCGACTGGGCCAATCGGATTTCTGCCTATTCTAAACGCCAATGCGCTCTGCTTCTGTTGGGCATAGATGGATGCAATCGCTAGGGGAACGTCGTATCTGCGCTGGTATGCCTCTAAATTATATGACATCAAATGCACCATGATCTGCTCCAAAGAATTTACGCTTTGCTTCTCAACAAAATTCCCAGACTTATCCGTCCCGGTATAGTTACGATTAGCGTACGGCCTGCCCCCTGAGAATCCTACAATCACCCATAAGCCCTGGTCTTTGGGAAGCACATAATCCTGGTTATAAAAAAATATGCGCTCATCCTTAAGATCCATCTCACTCTTTAGGATATCCCGAATCCATAACATCGTATCGCTCTGGACGACAATCGTGCTCATTCCGTTTCCTCAGTATCGCTTATGATTCTATATTCGTAATACCCGAATGAACTCCAATTAGCTTTGGCCATATTTTTGAACTTTTTGCCACCTACCACAAATCTATCGTTTACGGCTAGTTCTAAGTCCGTCAAGGTATGCAGTAGGTACCAAGACCATGCGCGATACCCTGTTGGCAGCTCCTTGATCTGCTGGGGCTGGAAGGGCTGCAAGGCTGCCATAGATTCAATTTTAAATGGTACGGCCTGCATCCTACCTTCCACCATTGACCGTTGCATCTTTTCAAAGACCATACGTCTTAAATAGCGCATCACGGCGCCGCTTAAATCCGGAAGTCCGGGCGTTGACTCATTTAGTTTTGTCCTGCAAGCATTGATCAATTTGACCATTTCCCACCACAGTAAGTAGTAATGAAACTTTGCGCGTTTTAACTCCAAAGTCGCCTATAAAGGTTACGTCATACGTGGCATCTGGGAAAGGATTAACGCTCTCTACCGTATGCCCCCGTGCTTCAAATGTCTTTTTTATGAGCTCTAGTACTTGCATAAATTAAACAATCCTACTGGTACAACTATTACGCAATTGTGTCGTATCAATCAGTATCTTATCTGATCCTTTTTTCTCGATCGTGACCGGGCTTAACTGCGGCCAGTTATCGAAACCTCCGGTCCTGAAAGCATCTTTAACCACAGTCTCCCCCACGATTCCGAGCATCGTATAACATCCGGCCACGTTCCCCTGGTTGATCAGATTGTTAAATACCGAGGATTTCTTCTGGACATATTCAAAAAGGTGAAAACTAAGCGGCATCCAAAGGAACGACCGTTTGGGTAAATGTCGTGTCATGCTCCCAAACTCATGTTCCGCGCCGATCTCCGCATTGGTCTTGTTTGATCCCAATGTCTTGCTCGGTCTATCAATGCCCTTGTCATTGCGTACGGTGTCCATTCTGGGCTTGATAACCGATCTATTATGCTGGCTGTTCCCTAATACGCCCACTTGTGCACGTAGACGTAATCCCATAGCCTTTTGGATCAACAGGAGCCGGTCTATGTTGATATTGAGTGTCATAGTGCTGTCACCATTGCGCATTATTTTTCTAACTTCGCTCATATGACCATACTCGGTGTTGGGTTATAACTGCCTGGGGCTGACACGTTGCCAACCAGGAACGGCAATACTAAGGCAAGGTAACGCATACCATATCCATTTTGTGTGTACGGTGCCAAGATAGGGCTTTTCAGGTACCGTTCTGGTATCTGATACGACGCGTTCACCCCGCCAGCGCCCTGACTGGCCGTGGGGAAGTTAGCTTGGGCCGCTATCCCTTTCATAGAGTTTTTTAGGTTCTCGACAAGATGATAGGCGGCCAGGTACATAAATATATTGGTAATTTGAGCAAGTGAACCGTATAGGCCGGGATTGAAGTCAATCACGGCTTCATTGATTGCCCGGGTAATGTCGGATGGCTGGACATAATCAAGATCATTTGCGGGTACGCCCTCTGGTGCGTATGCAAAATCGCGATTAAAGAATGAGGAAAAATCCGCTACTGATGGAGGAAGCCAAGCCATTTCCGTACCCTTTATTAAGCCAAGTCTGCTGGTGTTTCGCCTTGGACGGTTTTCTTTGTTTTTTTGGGAGCAGGCTGGATTTCTGCATCAGAACCCCAAAGTGAAACCTCACTGGGATACATCTTCAATAATTGTTTACCGCGCTTATCGGTAAAATCAGCGACATCACCATCGCCGAAATACCATTCCTTGGTTTTCTTATCTTGATCGGCTCCCCGGATTGATCTGATAATAGCATCGGGCATCTCGATAAATGTCCTTAGGGATCTTAATTGTAGCTTCATGGCTCCTCCTGTTAAAAGTTCAAATGCAGGGAGAGATTTTACCTCTCCCTCATTTGTTGAATTCTATTTGTTCGCCTTACGTGGCCGGGGTATCGAAATATAACATTTCCAGAGATCGATACGCCAAGACACCGGTCAACATCGCGTAAGCCACATCCTGGAACATGAAATTGTTCAAAGTTCCCGGCATTGTGGAACGGATATTGACAGGAATATCCATCCTGATCGATTCCTCTTCGTAATTGTACATAGCATAACGGTTCATGCTCGACAAATACTGGGAGTTGTAATCACTCATCCCATACGCGCAGGGAAGAATCTTCATATCAGACAATCCCAAATTAGCGAAGGTCTGCAATAACCATGCCATCCTGGTGTTCAAAGGATAGGCAGGATTGAACGGTACGCCCATGCCGTTAAAATCATCCTCAGGCATAATGAAGCGGTTAGGCTTCGCGGTGCGGTTACAGTTCTTCCGGTATGCTTCATAGATCCCCCCGATAAACGTGGAGAAATCTGCGTATGCCAAAGTGCTCAAAGGATTTGTGATGACCGATGAGATATTGACATTCGGCTGGGTTAAGAGGCCGTATACATCTTTACGGTTTTTGGAACCCAAGAATGCCCATTGCTGGACACCCTGCTCCCAGTTTAACTGGCGCGATTCATGTCTGGAATTGATGACATTCCAGTTATTGCCAAAAAGGGCTTGCTCCACCTCGATTTGATTATAATTCACCGTCTTGGCCCAGGTGATGACAGGGACAGTGATAGACGAAATGGCCGCATTGACTTTGCTCAAAGATGCATTGTCGATGCCCTGGTTGATGATACCGTCCTCGAAATCACCAGAGGAATTGATGGTCAGATGGGTCAGGATATTATCCGCCCATGAACCCTCCCCGATGATCACCGGCACATAATCCGAAATATTGACTTCATAATACTTCGGTACTGTGATCAACTTCTTCATGTACGTCAGCGTATCCATTGAACGCTGTACGCCAAGGCTGGTGCCCGCGATATCACCGTTGGCGTTCTTTAATTCATCCCCGCCCCGAAGAGCGAATATCGGTTCACCCTTTGGAAAGAGGTCCGATTTCTTACTGGCATCCCACCCGATTACTGTCTTCATTCGTTTAGTCCTCCTGGTTATCGAAGTTTAAAATTTTGATTCCATCCGTCACATTGCCGTGGTTCTGCTAACTTCGTTATAGACGCCACCGGCACCGATGAACTCGATCGTGAAAACTTTACCTGAAACGGCACCAGTTGCTAAAACTCCGGTGCTCTTGAAGTTGGTATTGAACGTCACGTTGTACGTTGTGGTCCCGCTGGTAGTGATAAGGAAAATAATTGACGTTCCGTTAATCACTGAAGCTGCATTGATGTTCTCGGCCTGTGCCGGTACCAATGTAAACACGCCGCCCAAAGTCGGGTCAACGGAAACAGTCGCACTCGGAGTTAAGGCGGTCACCACCGTACTCAGGGAAGTAAAATTGCCCGTGTTCGGAGTCGCGGCCCCGATCGGGGTGTTATTAATTGATCCGCCGACGAATGTCGGGGTGTACGTGCTTTGGGTTTGCGTAATGATAAACCGGAATAACTGCCCATCAGACGCGTTGTCAACTGCAACGCCAGAGATAGGATTCACGCCAGCTGAAGTCTTCATGAGCGGACCATTGGTAGGTACGCCAGAATTCTCAGAAGAATCGGGAACATATTCCAAGTTCCCACCACGGCTGATTGACCCACTTGCTTCGGCCCAGATCATTTCACCGAAACATGCAATTTCAAGTGACATATTGGCAGACTTGGCCGCTTTCTTCTCATCCAATAGGTAAAACCCAAAAGGTTCTTGGACGGCCGTGGCCTTATCAACAAAGATTTGACTACCGCTCGCCACGGTCAAAACAACGGCATCCCCAGGATAAATTGTATTGGTGGAGGCGGGGTCCATCATCACCGGAAGGACGTTAAAATTAACCGTTCTTGCTGAGTCCCCCTTAATAGGGACATTGTTTGCGAATTGGTTGCTCTGAAACTGTTGCGCTGTATGGCTCATTGCTTATTTCCTCCTGATTGATATTTGGTTAAACGCCCTAACTTTTTAAACCTATTTATTTCTTACCGGCAAACTTCTTCATTTTGCCGAAATATTCCTGACCACGTTTGGCACCAGATGCCCGGCTGCCATCATCCTTGGTCCCAACAACAGGCGGCGCGACTTCATTCCTGCCCTTGGAATTGATCAGCTGGAATGTTTTAAGATTGCTTTCATCCCGGCTAGATTCCATAGCGTTGTAAACCTCGATCAACTTGTCCAAAGGAACCGCAACAGTTTCACCTTTGGAATTCTTCAACTCCACAGAATTCTTGACTTCCTTCTTGGCGTTCTTGGCCGCCTTGAAGCAATTCTTTTTCTCCTGATCCATCTTGGCGTAATCCTCTTTTTCCTTCTCGTCGAGGGAGTTCTTAAATTCCTCTTCCTCTTTTTCCTCATCAGCTTTTTTCTTCTTTGCATCCTCATCATCAGAAGCAGCTGACGCATTAAAGGCTTCTACGAGGTCCTTGACCGCCACTGACACGGTATCGCCCTTGGCGTTCTTGATCTCGATTGTTGCATCTTCCGCGACTTCCTCGGTCTTTTCCGTGGCTGGTGCTTTGGAGTTGAACGCTGCGACTAAGGCTTTGACTGACACCTTCTTGCCGCCAACGTCAACAAATGTTTTCTCAGGATCAACTGAGTTTTCCACGTGCTCAACGGTGATAGGATAATGAAATTTAAACTTTAACATCGATTTGTCCTCCTGTTTTGGTTTGTCAGTGAGTACGCTTCCCTCACCAATGGAATTCTGAAATACTTTAAGGCCGGTGTCGATATAGGCTTCTTCATATCGTGCGGTCCTGGCTTCTACGATGGCGAGGTGAGTGAACTTCCCGCCTAAAATTTCTTGATGATAAGGAATAGCATGATAAACGCCACCAGGACCATTCTTAATATCGTTGTATGCTACGGATAGAGAATACCCTTTCTTAACTTTGTCCTCGGCCTCTGAATCGGTGTTAATGAATTGCGCTTCAAATTCACCGCTGCCTGTATTGAACCGGCCACCAATGACAACTCCCTTTTGTAACTTTTTGAGATCATCTCCTTTTGTTCCATCAGGAGGATGCCCGATGACTACCGGAATCCCGATAATGGAATTCAACATCTCGTCGATGGTTTCTTTCTTTAAGAGGCACATGCCGCCTTTAACGTCTTTGTAACTTACTAATCCAGGGGCAATAAAAGTTCCCGTATGGACTATGGGATCAATGCGAGAGTTTTGTGCTTTCTTTATGAACTTGAACATTTTACCTTTCCCAATAAAAAACCTTGACTGCACCTGTGCGCACAGTCAAGGTTCTAAAACTTATTGGTCACCTCGGGGATCAGTCCGAGATAATTTGATTATGAATTCTTTACTAAATACTCATTTAATTCTCCACGACGGGCCAACAATCGCATCGGCACCCAAAATCACATCCCGGCAAATTCCTTGCCCCTGTTTTCCTGTTAGTTACAGGGGGTTCGTTAAAACTGTAAATGTGGTTATTTAATCTACGATGATCCACACGAACCCTTTCGTCATTTGACGTACTCCAAACAAATCTTTTCAATCCAGCTTCTTGATACCGTGCCACACGATAGTTACTTACCAATAAACTTGTTTCCTGTTTTGCGATGAAAAGGGCGTGAGCATAACTCGATTCCTTTTCAGCTTGGATAATATCTACCAAGTTCGCAGCCCGATATCCTTCAACAACATTATCATGTACTTTCTTTCTTAATCTTAGTACAGCTTCATCATACCAATTTTTTATATCTAAGTTCAAGTTTTCTGAATAATTTTTTGTCAATTGTACCTTGGTATAATGTGTCTCAACCATAGGCACACTTAAATCTTTAGGTATTGTCGACGAGTATTGCTTATCCAAATCAATAATTATTCCCTCTAGCTGAGGCGAGAAGTTGATCGGATTTACTTCTTGACTTTTTCTTAAATACTCCAAATGGTCATAGATCGCTTCTACTTTTTTATTTAATGCGTCTTGCCCTTTAGCGATTGCATAAATAATATCGCTTGGCAAATCATAGCGTTCTATGGCGTACGCTTTCTTAACATGGTTGAACCGCGCACCTAGCTTTCTTAATTCAAGACCGATAGCCGCGTTCATCTTTCCGGTAAAGAACCCATCAACGTATACTATTGTCCCGTCGCGCAAGGCTTCTAATAAAGCGTTGCTGATTGCATTTTCAAACTTGCCCTGGCGCACTTTAGATAGGTTGTCAGCGTCTACAATATCCAAAACTGGTTTGAATATGTGGTAATACAATAGACGCTTTATCTCTGCTTCAATTTGCAAATGGTATTTATCCCGATCAAATATAGGACGCAGATATTTACGCATCTTTCTCTTTCTTCTTTGGGCCGGCCACCGGATCATCTTCCATCTGCTGCATCATTGGCGGCTCCGGATCAGCACCATGCAACACTTTGCTATCCTCCATGTGAAGCTCTTGCTTTTTCGCGCTCTCCATTGTTTCTTGGGGAGATAATAAGCCTGCCGTGTAAAACTGGAAGAGGCGAGTTTGTTTAGAGGTTTTAACTTCTTCTTCCTCAACCGCGTCTAATTCGCGCAATGGCTTAAAGCTGATGGTCAATTCCGGCTCATATCCGAATAACTGCCGGCATGACAACCCAACCACATCATGCAGTATTGGTATGGCCGGCTCTCTGATCTCGGCTTCGATCATGGCGTTGTAATTCTCCATGTCATCTTGATTAGAGTTTAGACCTGATGCTGCAAAACCGAATACCTTTGACATAGGCATGCGCAAGGCCCCGCACGTTCCTAGCCTTATCTGCTGGAATACTTCACCCACCCCGGAGAAGGTCTGGGTTCTCTGCTCAAACTTATCTTCTGCATCCATCATAATCGAGTTAGTTGTGCTTTTCAGGTAGTTAGCGTACATAATGCGCTTGTTGACTTTGCCCTGTGCCAGGTCTGATAGGATGGTGTCATTAAATCCGACTAACTGCCAAACGTCAATATTCCACTCTTTGAGCATTTGGAATAGCGATTCATTGGCGCGCACGTAAGCGTTAAGCTCCCTGATCATGCGTTCTAGGTCACTGAATCCCCACCCCATGAGTTGGGGTCTAACGAATGATGGCGCTTCTTTACCGATGATCCGCAGTACGCGGTCTTTTGGTAGAGGAGTGCCATAGTAATTATACGGGAATTCTACATCCTGGAAGTTGACAATCGACATAGTAAGCTCCCACCGGTCCGCAGCCACAAAGGATAGTGGGGTGTCAGGGTAGTCCATAAACTCACGGCGTAGGGGGTACTGGCGGTCTGTATCGCCATTCTGGGTGGTGTTGATGATAAGACCGGCCCCACCATAAAGACGGGCCCACCGTTGCGCGTCCCTGACCTCATGGAGTGTGCGGTTGTCCCTGATGTGCTCTTGGAGCAGCTGAATATCTGCCTCATCTAAATCTGGGGAGTTAATAATTATGCCGCCCTTATAGCCATCGTATACCGGCTGATCAATAGCGGTCTGGAATATACCATGCGTCATGTAGGCAAACGTCAAAAGAATACGGTCAAGAGTCAAGGGCACATAATTGTTTGAGTCTGCAATGGTCCAGGGCTGTGACATAGGTGACATATTACCTGCCGGGAACCCTACAAGGCCGTTAAGCGGATAACCGCCGCCAACGCTGTTCTGGGCTTGCGTAAGGGCATGTAGCTTCTCTCTTAGTTCGCCTGTGCCCATATTCATTAAATCTTTAGGATATGGCACGGCTTTGTCGTTTCTTACTGATTTAATGGGTTTTATGTGTTTTTTATAGGACATCGAATCCGCTCACTTTCCTGTTTTTCCAAGCATCCACGGCGAGGCACAGAGAGAAAAATGCATCACCGTGGCCTTCCTGGGTCTCGGGTGCTTTAAGATTACAATCCACAGACAAAATCTGACGCTTCTGCCGATCATCCACCAGAAACTCTATATCTTTATTGCTTATCACTTTATCTATTTCCTGGGCCATACCAAACTTGGTCTTGCTGGTAAAGGCCACCCCGCTCATCTGCCTTGGCAGTTCCCTGCGTTCCTTGGTTGACTCAAACTCTGCCCGGGTATCGTCGTAATGGAGCGACTTTATACCAAACACTCGCACTGCATCTTTTAAATAGGCGATCTGGTTGATGTAATCCCATCCATCCATAAACTTGCTATGTATCTGCTGGGCATGATCCTTGCCATTTACGTTTGTGATCTCAAATATTGTTAGGTGTGATGGATGAGTCTTTTTTCCAATGTCAAAGCCTCCCACAGTCACCGATCGCTTTTGTGATGGTGTATAGGTTGCTGTAATGGGTATGTTTTTGAGTTCACTATTGACAAGCGCAAGGTACACCTCATGGCTGATATAACCTTCAACTCCGCGGACTGGCTTACATCTAAATTCCTTCATAAAAGCCTTGTCACCTATGCGCTCTTTACGGCGCATGAGTTCATCAAACGGGAAAAGCTCAGGCCACCATGCGATCTTGTTGGCTTCATCAACAACGGCATCATAGCGCTTTGTGTTATAGTCGGTCTTGGTTTCGAGCTGAGAAAGGAGATCCTCATCATCCTGTGGGGTTCCCACGCAGTGTATGGCGATCTTTGGCATTTGCTCGATCTCTTCAAAAAACACCCGGGTGATCTTGTTGAGCTGGCTTAAGTCGAGCTTGACTTCTGGGTCACGCAGGATGTCATCACATATGACTTCATGGGGATGCTGGCCACGTTTAAAGTTCATTATGCCGGTTGGCTCACAGTAAAAGAAACGTCCTTCCACGTAAGGGTTAGGGTCTGGCCTTTGATAGTGGATTATGGTTGCGCTATCGGTAAGGTCCTTGTAATCACCAAACAGTTCCGGAAGAGATTGTAAATAACGCTTTATCTTTTTGGTGTGATATCCTGATGCGTCCCCGGTGTATGAGATGTATAAAAACTCGTTAAATCTAAACTCCATCCGATAAATCTTCCAGAGCACATAAGCCTCAATGATGGTGCTCTTGAGATGGAATCGTGGGGCTATGGTGCTGGTACGTGAGTAAAACTGGACCCGTTGGCATAGCTCTGTCAAATGGCTTGTAAAATGATAGACGCCCTCGGTGCGCTTAATGGCCACACTGAAAGCATAAAAGAAAAAATGGAAAAAGCTATTTTTGAGGTACTTTTCCGATAACTCGTTCTCTGATTGATTCAACGAGGGCACGGTCTTCTCCAACAAAAGTGTTTCCATTGCTCTCCGGTTTCTTTTCGCCTTGATGTATATTAGTTTGCTGGACTACCTTTATGGCCTCATTTGATTTCCACTTGCTCGACTTATTATTTAAGAAATAAGCCTGGGCAGGGAAATGGCCGGATATGCCTGTCTTAAATAAAGCGTCCTCCATCATCTGGATACGGCTTTCATATATCGCATCCACCAACTTGTCTAAGCGTGGCCGGTTTTGACGCCACCTCCAAAATGTTGCAGGGTCTATGCTGGCATGCTTGCATGAGTCCCACAATGATCCACCTTTACGCAATGATTGTAAAATTGCATGGATCACTTTTCTTCGTCGAGATTTAAGGTCTAACATATATATTATAATTCCCTTTGTTGCATCAATTGCATTAAAATTGCTTTCTGTCCTCGGAGGGTTTTAATAAATTGATGTCAACGTACTGTATTTCTATTTTATCTGTTGGTGTGCTCATATCTAATGACTACACCCCTAAAAGTAAAAAGTCAAACATCTTATATTTTTTATTATCCTACCCATGCGCTACGCGCATATACCCTCGTCGCTGATACTTTGCGCATGGAGGTATATCTAATTTTCATAAAAACCCCTGTTGTTCCTTGGTACTATTGACAAAAAAGATATTTATTTTCTTGACAATGGTTTTGGGTGGTTTTAATATCTAATCATGGCAAACGTGGATACGAATAATTCAAAAGTTAATGAGCGGATTCCATCAGTGGAACCCGCTGTTTTTATGCCCCCGGGTTCACGTTTGCCAAAACAAGAACCACCATATTCGGTTATGGCCGGGGGCTCCTACATTTATCCTAAAAATTGGCATAGTGTTACCGACTATTCCCACATTATCCCATCTTATCCTGGATGCTATGCAATTTACAAATTTAACATAAAAACTTTAAAATCCCAATTAATTTACATTGGTACTGCTCAGAATCTCAAATTACGTTTGGCTAAGCATGAAATTAGAAAGTGTTTAAATGCTTTGCTTGAATACCCCGAAATAACTTTGATAAAATGTCGTATTATGCTTAATGATGATTACCGTAAAAGAACAGAGATTCGTTTAATAACAAAACTAAAGCCAAAAGGAAATTATGTCTAAAAAATACGATCTACCAGCAATGCCCTGGTATGTTGGTGATTGGCTTAAATGCCCTGAAGTAAGGGCTTTGCCACCTGATTATCGTGGTCTTTGGTTTGATCTAATCTGTTATATGTGGGAAAGCACCGAACGAGGCGTTATGATTAAACCTAATGGGCAACCATATTCTGACAATGATATAATTCGTATGGTTGGTTTGGATAACCAAAATACTGGAATTTGGTTAACCTCATTATTAGATAATGGTGTTTGCGATCGAAGAGATGATGGGGCAATTTATTCAAAAAGAATGGTTAGGGATGAAGAAATACGTAAAATACGCAGAGAAGTTGGTTTAAAAGGTGGAAATCCAAAACTTTTGGTTAACCAAATTTCTAACCAAAAGCATGAAAATGAAGATGTAATTGGTAATACATCATCAATACAACCTAAAACAGCAATACATATAGATACAAAGTATGATTTTGAATCCTTATGGCTCAAATATCCCAGGAAGCTAGGAAAGCATGATGCCACCCTTCATTTTAAGGCGCAGGTCAAGACAGATCAGGATTACGCGGATATTAACAAGGCCCTGGATAATTTCCTACAGTCCAGTCAAATAACACAGGGTGATCCTAAATTTATTCCTCACGGATCTACATGGTTTAATAATCGATGGCGCGATTGGATTGATTTTAAAGAGGTTGAGATTAAGAAGGTTGATGATAACGGGGTTCCTTTAGAATTTTGTACTAAAAAACCAGTGAGATAAGGAGATAATATGAAAAAAGTTTACGTAGCCGGGGTATGCAGTTCCTATACCACAATAGGAACTTTGACCAATATCAGAAAAGGAATGCGTTTATCTACGGAGGTATTATTGGCCGGCTTTGCTCCTTTTTGTCCTTGGTTTGATCATCAGTTTGTTTATCAGCTTAGGGATGGTGAGGAAATAAGTAAACAGCGTTACCAACAAAACTCTATGGTTTGGCTCTCATGTTGCGATGCGGTTCTTTTGGTCCCCGGATGGGAAAATTCTAATGGAACTAGGAGAGAGGTTGTAGAAGCCTTGCATTTAGGTATACCTGTATTTGATTCTTTAACGGAGTTAATAAAGGGAGTTAATTAAATGGAATCCCAACTATTAAAAGAATACCCAACAGCCACAGACCAGCAGATCGCAGAGGCAGCCATAGCGGTGTTAGGTGAATACCGATGGCGACCTTTCCCAACAAAGCCTTCTCGCGTATTGGAATATGACAAGTTCCCTGCCCAGGTAAGAAAGAGAATGAACCAAGAGCCTGAGAAATATAACGAGTTCTGGAAGGATTATCAGGTTGTGGAATACTTTGATCAACGCCAGACCATCAGGAACTTCAATGATCGCAATGAGAAGTTTTTGCGGTGGATGAAGGGAATATTCGGAGCATCTACAATTCAGGCGCAGAAAATAGATGTTATGCTAAATGTTTATGCCAATAATCAGGAGATGAGTGAGCACCCAACGCCGTTTAATGTTCCAGCAAATTACCAAGATACTGAGGATAAGGCTTGACAAACAGAATAAACATGGTAAACTACCATTAGGAATTAAAGAGAGCATTGACTAAAAAGGAGAGGTTATGAGAGATATTAAGTTTCGTGTTTGGTCAACAATAGAAGCGCCAAGAATGATTGAATTAAAGACGGGATTGATTGAGGTTGATTTAGTTAATTCTCCAAAATGGAAGGTAATGCAATTCACAGGCTTAAAAGACAAGAACGGCAAGGAGAATCCGGTAGGCGAGTTGTGCAACTGCCGACCATCCCCGCCGGTCTGTGAAGAACTCCCCTCACCGCAGAACGAAGAACTTAAATCCCGTTTTAAAAAGTCTGTTGGGGATGAGGGGTCGCACTCGGTTGAGAATTGGGTTGTGATTAGGAAGTTGTATAGGGATTGTTTTAATGAGGAGATGATATGAAAGTAATTTCTACAGAACGATTACCAATCAAAATGTGGTTAGAGGATATTGAAGACGGGGCGGTTGAACAGCTTAAAAACTTAGGAAACTTGCCATTTGCTTTTAAGCATATCGCTGTCATGCCGGACTGTCATCAAGGGTATGGTATGCCCATTGGTGGCGTATTAGCCACGCAAGAAATGATTATTCCTAATGCTGTGGGCGTGGACATTGGTTGCGGTATGTGTGCTGTTAAAACAAGCCTAACTGATTACAGTATAGAAACAATTAAAATCATTATGACCGATATTCGGGATAGCGTTCCTTTAGGCTTCAATCATCATAAGAACAGGCAAGACCCGTCGTTAATGCCGAAACTTGCTATTTTAGGTGATGGAATAGTTCATAAAGAATTTCAATCCGCTCTTACTCAAGTCGGTACTCTCGGAGGTGGAAATCATTTTATTGAAATCCAAAAAGGCAGTGACGGTCATGTTTGGATTATGATTCATTCCGGCAGTAGAAACATTGGATTGAAAGTTGCCAAGTACTATAACGATATAGCCAATGAATTAAATCAAAAATGGCATACCGCTGTACCTAAAGAACACGAGCTTGCTTTCCTGCCTATGGATTCAATACAGGGCAAGCAGTATATCGAGGAAATGGAATATTGCGTTGAGTTTGCTTTTGCTAATCGAAGTCTAATGATGGAACGCATTAAAGAGGCTTTTTATTCCAGTACGGAGTGCGCCTTTGAGACAATGATAAACATAGCCCATAATTACGCCCGAATGGAAAATCATTTTGGTCATAACGTAATGGTTCACCGTAAGGGCGCAACATCAGCTAAAGATGGTGAAATAGGCATAATCCCAGGGTCGCAAGGCACAAAAAGTTATATCGTTAAAGGCAAAGGTAATATTGATAGCTTCCAGTCGTGTTCTCATGGTGCTGGTCGTCGCATGGGTCGCAAACAGGCGGAACGTGAGCTTAACCTTGAAGAAGAACAAAAGAAATTAAACGATAAAGGAATAATTCATTCAGTACGCAACAAGGCTGATTTAGACGAAGCTCCAGGGTCATATAAAGACATTCAAGTCGTTATGGATAATCAGAAAGACCTTGTGGATATTGTAGTTGAACTTGAACCAATAGGAGTTATTAAAGGATAGGGGCTTTCACTCGGAGTATGAGAAATCACGATACGATGCGGGTGAAACTCACCAGATGAGTATGGTAAGGGGTTGAGTGAGAGATAAAACGTAGGCGTCATTACTTCACGCCAACCCTACCCTTTAATTTATTCTTCACCCATTTACTAAAAAGGAGAGGGTAATGAAGATTCAGATTATGCACAGAGAGGAAAATTTTAGGTTAATTAAATAGCAACTCTTTCAACGGACAGGAGGAATATGATAAACCCTTACTATGCACCAGAAAAATTAGAATTAGAATTGATTACTTTTGATGAACCAGATATGTCATGGGAATATAACACTTTGTGTTTTTGGTCAACCAATGAGGGATTAGTATATTCAGCGTCTAACTCTGGGTGTTCTTGCCCTACTCCATTTGAAGAATACGAAGGCGAAACCATGAAAGACGTTGTTCAAAAATTAGAACGCATTGGGTCATTGGAACAGGCTTTATCCATATTTGATTCGTGGAATAAGGGGTCCGATAATCGCCCGTATTTATCTATTGAATCACGAAAAGAATTAGAGAATTGGATAACAGATAAACTAAAATAAAGGAGCGGCATCCATGAAGGCAGAAATACCGAAAGAATGGTTTAACTTCAAATGTTGGATATGCGGTAAATGTGGAAAGCGTCTTTTCTTTTCATATAAATTTCCCGTACATTATTGGTGTTGGTTTAAACTATTTTTTACTAAGTATCGTGGGGATATTGACTATTATATAATGGATAATAGCGATTAACGCCCCATCCGCTAATGAGGGTGGATAGTTTACTTAAACGGCATTGTTAAAGGAACGGAGAGCTATGAACATAACACAGGAACAGTTAAAAGATTGGTCAGCCTGTACTGACGTCTACAAATGGGCTTGCGGCATAT